ATCCGAGGCCAGCGCGACGAAGGCATTGGCCAGCGCCTCGATGGTCGGGGCCACTGCGACCGCGATGCGGTTCCGGAGACCATCGAACACGAGGGATACCGTGCCCAGCGCCAGTTGCGTGCGGCGGAGTGCCTCCAGCGCATCACTGTCCAGCACCGCCCCGAGATCGGAGGCCTGCTCGCCAAGCCGGGCCATTTCCGCGCCGCCGTTGCGCAGCAGCGGTAGCAGGCGTGTGGCGTCCGATGCCATCGCCTCCAGATAAAAGGTCATTTCCTGCTGGCTCAGGCCTGCCCGCTCCAATGTGTCGACGTAGAGCTGCAGCGCCTCGGGGCCGGAGAGGCGCGCGAACTGGTCTGCGGTAACGCCCACGCGCGGGGCCACGTTCTCGAAGAAATCCGCCATCGGCCCGCCGCCGGTCTGCAGGAAATCCCCGACCCGGTCGTTCACGTCCTTCAGGATGTCGGCCAGCTTCTCCTGCTCGATGCCGACCGTCCGGGCCCCAGCTGACCAGCGTTGCAGCGCCTCGGGCGTCGCATTGGCGACCTGCGCGAACTGCCGGATCTGTGCGGCACTCTCGGCCGTGGACCGGACGATCAGGCCGAGCGAGGCAGTCGCCGCCGCAGCTGCAGCCCCGAGGGCGAGGCCCGCGCGACGCCCAAAGGCGGCCAGCCGGGTGTTCGCCAGTTCCATTTCGCGCGACAGGCGGCCGAGGCCCTTCGCCCCGGCCTCGCCGACGCCCTCCAGTTCGGCACGCACGCGACGTCCGCCCTCGGCCACGAGGCGGACGGAGACCTTCTTTTCAGCCATTCCGGCGTCCTTCCATCTGCTCGTTGAGTTTGCGCACCATCACTGCCTCGATCTCGGGCAGCAGCTCGGCGGTGATCAGGGGCGCAATGCCCAGCGCCTGCGCCAATGACAGCGCCGCGCCCATGTCCCATCCGATGACGGCCCCCGGCGCGACGCGCAGCTGGCCGCCGAGGCGCTGGGTCAGGTCCCAGACCTGCCAGCCCTCGACGGTTTGCGGCCGGTTCAGTCTTGCGGGGCAGTCGGGGCAGGGGCCTGCGCAGGCCGCGCAGTAGCCGTCGCCCCCGCCGAAGGACCAGTCGGCGAGGGCGCGGAGGCGTTTTTTTCCTGATCCAGCATCAGGCCGCGGGCGACATATTCCGCCTGGAAGGCTTCGAAGACCGGCCAGATGTCGAGAAGGGCGTCGATCCCGGCCGGGCTGACGGGCATGAGGTTGCCTGCCTCGTCGCCGACGCCTTCCCAATCTAGGACCGCGCGGCGCGCGACAGCCTTGGCCATCGCGAGGGCCATGTCCTCTTGGCTTGACGCCTCCGACAGGTTGTCGATGGCCGGGTCGGCGCGCGCCGAGACCATCAGCGCGGTGGTCAGGGGGGCCACCAGAACGCGCAGTCCAGGCAGCAGGTCCAGCCATTCGGGCCGGTTCGACAGGTTCAGGCGGATCATGGTCAGTATCCCGTGACGGTGTTGACGAGGACGGCGGTGCACATGCGGGCGGGGCTGGTGGCGCGGGCGGCCTGCCAGTCGAAACTGGCCTGGATGCCCTGCGGCCCCGGGATCTCGATCCGCGGGACGGGCAGGTAGACGGCATGGGCGGTGAAGGTGAAGCTGGCATTGGCCCCGAGGCTGTAGGCGAACTCCAACTCGCAGGGTGTGCCGTCGATGGCTTGTGTCACCAGCGCCGAGTCCGCGAAGCGCACCTCGATCCGGCCGGTGAGCGCCGCCATGCCCGGGTCGGCGCCCTCGATCTTGCCGTCGTTGCGGATGGTCTCGATCCGGTCGAGACCGTTGGCGTAGGTGATCTCGGCCGAGACGACGTTGCCCAGGGCGGTGCCGTTCCGCTTCACCACCCCGTTGAAATGGCCGAAGCGCTGCAGGCCCAGCGCGGTCGGCGTGCCCGCGGCTGTGGTGGCAGCGATGGCCTCGCCCTGCGCGATGAGCCGGGCGGTCGCGGTCAGCAGCCCCGACCGGCTCATCTGCCACGACAACTGGTCCATCACGCAACCAGCGTACATCGCGAACCGCGGCACCTCGGGCATCGCTACTTCGATGGCCATGGAGGGCAGCGTCCAGTTCCCCGACTGGAAGGTGTGGGTCTTGGGCGTGGTCCCCGTCGTGGTCGGGGCGCCGAAAGCCGCCTTCAGCCAGAAGCCGAAGGCCTCCACATCGATCGGCACCACCACCTCGCCATCGGCGGTGACGGCGTCCTTGATCGGGGCCAGGGGATCACGGCCGTATCCGAGCAGTTCCGAATTCAGCAGCGGCTGTTCCGCGCCGAGCGTGGTGCGGGCGAAGGGCATCAGCCGATAGCCGCTGGCGGGCGGGGTGCCGTAAACCGTCTCGAACGCAAGCGCCATCTGCGCCCGCGCGCCGTGTGCGCGTGCCATTGGGGTCTCCTATGGATGTGGTGGTGTCAGGCCAGGGGGCCGGTCGTGGTGTAGTGCAGGACGACGGTGATCACCGCCGCCTTCAGGGCCGCGGCGCCCTCGACCGGCAGGTCGACCGAGGCCGGGGCTTCCGGTTCGATCCAGTCGCAGAGGCCGCCGAGCGTCCTGTCCGCCTCCAGCGCCGCGCCGATGGCTGCGATCAGGTCATCGAAAGCACCGGCCCGGCCGGTGCCCGCCGAGACGACGACCTCCAGTTCCGCCCGGTGCTGGTAGTGGTAGCGCAGGGGCGAGAGCGTCACCTCCGGCTCGCCCGGCTGGCCGTCGCGCAGGATGATCAGACCGGCAGTTGGGATCCGTTCGGGCAGGACCTCGTCGCGCAGGGTGAGGGCGGCAAGCGGCTGCAACCGCGCGTGCAGCGCGGCGAGGACGGTTTCGCGGGTGGTGGGCATTTTTCTTTAGCTGGCGGACAGTAGGGTGATGGGAGGCCAGACCTGTGCAGGTCTTTCTTTATGAAGGCATCAGCGGCTATGCTTTGCCCTGAAGTTGATAAGCGGAGCACAGGCATGGGCGTAGCCAGGACAATTCGCCAAGGCAATCTCGGCAAGCGGGCGCTAAGGCTGGCGGAGAAAGACGGCAAATTCTATGGGCTTGCCGATGGCAAGGTTTGCGTCGAGGGCACCGATGCGGATCGCGTCTGGCTGCAACTGCACGACGAAGCTGGCAAATCTGATCCGAAGTACTTCGGATACCCGGGCGCCCGAAGCCGCTTCCTGAAGTTCTTCCCGAACGGTTTTCATTCAGAGGGCTATGCCGCCCAGGAGCGGGACTACAAGCTGGCCGCAAAGAATAAGCTGGATGCGACTGCCCCCCTTGAAATGGCGATAACCGGTTCAGGATTTGGCGAAGCGATCTTGTCGGTTTATCGTGCGACAAACATGCTTTCACCCTTCGAAAAGACGCGGTTGCAGGACGTATTTCGAGGCCCGAGTTCCGATGCCGTCATTCGGGCGGCCGCGGAATTCACCGAGAATGCGGACAAGAATAGCCTTGGCCGACTGGAAGCGGCCCTCAAGCCCCATGATTGCGCCAAGTGGACGGTTGTGACCTACCTGCCGTACCTCTGGCGCCCCGATAGACATATGTTTCTCAAGCCCGAGGTCACAAAAGACTTTGCTGCACGAGTGGGCCATCCCTTCGCGTACAACTACGAGGCGCGCCTGAACATTGATGTCTATGCCAGCCTGCTGGACCTTGTGGATCGAACCAATCGCGAACTATCTGATCTGGAGCCGCGAGACCGTATCGATATTCAGAGTTTCATTTGGGTGGTTGGAGACTATCAAGAAGATCGCGACGGCACCTACACCTGACGCCACCCTGCCACGATCCGCCCCGGTACCCCGTCGATGGCCCTCTCGGCATCCCGCGCCAGATCGAGCCGCTTGCGCAGCTTGACCTGCGGCACCAGCAGGAAGATCGGCACCGTGGTCAGCCCGCGTCCGGTCTTCGATCGCGATGCCACGGCGTGGCCCTTGCTGTTCAACCGCCCCTCGGCCACGAGCAGGCTCGGGCCCCGGCGCCGGTAGATGAACCGCAGCCGCAACCCCGTGCGGCGTTCCCATTCGCCGGGGGTGATGCGGCCGCCGCGGGTGGATTTGCCTGCGGCGGTGGTGGGGATCGCCAGCCAGAACCCGTTGCGCGAGCGGATCAGCGGCCCGGTGTCATGCGCGCCAACGATCACCGGGGCGTTCGACCAGACCAGCGCCGCGGCGTTCAGGCTTTCGCTGCCCTTCGGGTAGGTCGCGAGCCGGATCGAGTTTCCGAGCCGGGTGCCCAGCCCTGCGCCGGTGATCTGGCCGCGCCAGGCGGATTTGAGGCCCGCGCCCGCCTCGCGCATGGCGGTGGTGACGGCCTTTTCACCGGCAGCGATTTCCGCCTGCATCATCGCGACGATGTCAGGATCGATGGTGAGCTTCAGTTTCATCGCGGTTCACGCCGGGCGGAGATCGAGGGTCCAGATCAGCCGTTCCCGGTCGCGCAACGGTTCTCCCTGGATCACATGGCTGTCCGCGCCGATGACGATCAAATCGCCCGGTCGCGGGGCGGGCAGGTCGGCCACGCGCACGTCGACCACCGTCGTATCGCTGAAGAAGCGGCCCGCACCGAAGTCGGTCACGCGATCCGGGGCGCGGCGGATGATGCGGATCGGGCGTTCCTCGGACGTGGTGGCCGAGATCCAGAGGGCGGGGGCCGCCATGGAAGCATGAGTGAAGATGCGGTCCATGGCGGCGGCAAAGACGGACATGGGTGGGGCAGTCAGTTCGACGTGTGCAAGCGGATCGCCAGCCTCGGCCGCTTGTTCACCGGCAGGATCGAGGCCTCGGTCATGACGTCGATCCAGCGGCCCTTCTCGTCGAGATGCTGGCGGGCGTAGAGAGGCAGGCCGATGGTGTTGGCGGTCTCCAAGAGGTTCGCCGGGCCGCCATAGGTGGTGAAGGTGTCCATCGTGCCGAGCGGGAAAGCGATCCCCTCGTTCGCCGGGACCAGCCGTTCCGTGGCCTTGGTCGAAAGGGTCACCGTGCCGGAGTATTCTTCGAACAGGATCCCGCCGAAGGGGAAGTTCCGCCGCACATCCTCACGCAGCGGTTGGGCTCCGGTCGAGGCGTAGAACTTGTAGGCTTCCTCGGTCTTCGGATGCGCGATCAGCTTGTCGAAGAACTCCCGGCTGACGAGGGCATGGACGCTGGTCATCGCCTCGCCCAAGAGGTTGTCCTCGATGGCGCGCAGCACCTCGCGGACCTTACCCTGCACGTTCGTGCCCGCGGTCCCGAGGACGAAGTCGACGGAGATTTGCGCCAGGCCGAATTCGGTGAAGTAGTTGTAGAGCGTTGTGCCCGCGCCGTCTTTCACGATGCCGCGCAGCGCGTTCATCTCCATGTATTCCCGGGTCTGGGCGTGCTTGCGGCGCATCAGCAGGAGCTTGCGGTTCATCACCTCGACGAGGGGATCGGCCGCATCGAACGCGCCGCCCAGCGCAGGCTGTCCCTGGATGTCGGCAGGCAGGACCACGTCGTCATGCGGGATCCACGGCAGGGCGAAGGACCGCATGGACCGGCCCTCGCGGGTGCCGACCGTGGCGGGGCCGCCGAGGGGGACGGAGGGCAGGAGGCTGAGGACGCCTTCGTACTGCTCGATGATGACCGAGCGCTGGCTGACCCCTTCGAAGCGGAAGAGGCCGATCTGTGCGAGGCGGGTGTAGAGGTTGGGCAGGATGTTGATGGCCTGCGTCATCTCGGCCAGCGAATAGCCGCCAGCGTCAAAGGGATTGCGGACGAGGGTCATGGGATGCTCCGGGGGATGAGGGGAATCAGACGCCGTCGCGGGCGACGATGCCGACCGCGGCCAGCTGGCCGATCTTGGTGGTGATCTTTGCGGCATCATCGACGGTGGCGTCGTAGGCCAGCGCTGCGCGCGAGACGATGGCGGGGCCGCGG